TCCTCAAGAAGATATTAAAAGTATTCCTGATGAACAGGTTAAGTTCTTTGAATTATGTAGAGAAGATCCAGTTTTTGCAGCACAGAATCTTCTTTATAGAAATAATAAGCCGGTACAGTTTGCTCCGCATCAAAGACTTATCATGCGTTCACTATGGACTAAACAATTTAATCTTTTAGTCTTAGCAAGAGGCGCTGGTAAAACTTACTTGATGGCTCTGTTCTGTATATTAAGAGCAATGCTTTATCCCAGAGAGAAATGCGTAATTGTGTCTGCTACATATAGACAGGCACAATTTGTGTTTGATGAAATAGTTAAGTTCTATGATGAAAGCCCATTATTTAAGCAAGCATGTTCTAAGCCTCCGACAAAGGGGCCTAATTCATGTGAGATACAACTTAATGAAGGGGGAAGAATTATAGCTTATCCTCTTGGTGATGGAACCAAAATTCGTGGTGCCAGAGCACAAACTCTAGTGATTGACGAAGTGGCTCAGGTAGATAACGATATTATTGACATGGTTATATTGCCAATCTTGAATACAAAAGGCGATCCATTTAGCAATGACGGAAGAAGTAACTCATTAGTATTGTCGAGTTCTGCTTACTATACCTTTAACCATTTGTATGCAAGATACCTTATCTATAAAGATAGAACAGATCCTAGACATGAAAAATATAGTGAGAACTATGGGTTACATCAGTATTCTTATACTGATATGATTCCTGGCTGGTATGACCAGGGCGTACTTGATGAGGCTAAGGCCAAACTAACAGAAATACAATTTATGATGGAATACGGGGCAATGTTTCCTCCTGATAGTGATGGATTTTTCCCTGCATCTCTTATGGCATTTACAAGAAAAGCTTATGTCATTATACAGGAAAAAGCACAGGCAAAAGGTGAGGAATTTGTTTTTGGAATTGACCCTGCTCGTACTGGAGATAATTTTGCTTTATCTGTAGTCAAACTTGGCCCACCAAACAAACTAGTTGCTGAATATACCCTTAACAAAGCTACATTCCAAGAGATGCACAGATTCATAAGAGAAAAAATGAGAGATTATGAAAAAAATGATAGCAAGGTTCTTCGTATTCAAATGGACTTAGGCGGTGGCGGGCAAACGCTTCGAGATATGTTAAGCGAGCCATACGCATGGTTTGATCAGGAACGAAATGTTTGGGAAGAACTACCGGCAATTCTTGAAATTGAGAACGATGAGTTTAAACATCACGTTGGAAGAAGGATGTTGGTATTACAAGTATTCAGTCCACAAACTATTAATACAATGAATTTTGATCTAAAGAATGACTTTGAAAAAGGAAACTTAATACTTCCTCTTCATCCTCCAGATGAGAACACTACTTTGCCATATGGAGATATGTTTTATGAAATAGAGGAAGCAATTTCCGAGATACAAACTATAGTAACAACTCCATTAAAAAATGGATATATGCATTTTGATACACCAAAACAACGAATGAAGAAAGACCGCTACTCTAGTATTTTATTGGGGGCAGAGGGAGCAAGGCAAATTCAATGGGTCGATAAAACACCCCTTCCTAAAGAATTAGCTTGTGGATTCTCTGCAATAACGTACCTGAATCATTAGGAGGAAGGGTTATGGGAATTACGCTTGATGAAGATGTCATACAAGAACAAATAAAATCTAATTATAAGGTTATAGGAATTGAAGATAATGGCGATAGCAAAAGCATTACTATTGAGGTAGATAATACTGATTTAGTAAAGGAATATTTAAAGCCTAAAGTGATAGGAACTGGTTTCTCCACACAAAGAGCAACCGGCGCCGGAATGTCTCAGGTAATGAACCGCTTCGATCCTTATAACCCCACAAGATTGCAGTACATGAATTGGACTTCTAGGAATGTTCCTTATTCACAAGCTATTCAACTTCCTACTGAACCTCATGACCAAATGAAATTAGCCATGATGCTCTATCAAAATGATCCAATTGTTGGAACCGTTATTGATCTTATGGTTGATTTTGCTTGTAGCGGTTTTGAAAATGAATGCGAAGATCCGAACACCAAAAAGTTCTACGATGATTGGTGTAAAGAAGTTAATATGGATCAATTACTAGAGTGGATATTCTTAGAATATTTCCGTACTGGCAATGTAACTATTTATAAAAGCATGAACGATGTTGAAGTAGTTACTAATAAGGGGCGTAAGTCCTCTAAGATGTCAGGAAAGAAATACCCAACAGGATACACCGTGTTAAATCCTTTAATAGTTTGGATAGAAGGATCTCTACTATTTAACCAGGATATCGTTGCAATCAAGGTTAATGAAGACCTCAAAAAAATGGTTAATAGTACAGACCCAGGAATGAAATCAATAACATCCATGTTTCCTCCAGAACTTATTTCAGGAATTCAGAATGGGGAAATGACTGTTCCCTTAGATCCAGGTTTGGTCACACGCATTACTAGGCGTAAGCAACCATATGAGAGATATGCAACTCCAATGTTACACAAAACATTTGAGGCATGTTTATATAAGCAAAATCTAAGAATGATGGACATAAGTACAATTGAAGGTTTAGTAAATCAGTTAATAACTGTAACAATTGGAGATAAGGACTATCCTGCAACAGACTACCAGTTACAAAAGCTTGCCGCTTTGTTCCAAACTCCAAATAAAGCCTACACAATCTTTTGGAATCACACATTGAATGTCACGTTCCATAAACCAGAAGGAATAGAGACTTTAACTGCTGATAAGTACAAGGAAGTTAACGACGATATCCTGATGGGGCTTGGAATTACCAGAGTCTTATTGGATGGACAAGGATCTAACTTCTCTACTGCCTGGGTTTCTATTTTGTCATTAATGCAGAGACTTGAAATGGCAAGAAATTTGGTTAAGAATTGGCTCGAAAAAGAATACAAGCAAATCGCAGAAGATAACAATTTTCCAGCATGTCCTACAATCCGCTTTGATAAACTAAGTCTTCGTGATGACGCTTACATGAAAAATGTAATTCTCTCACTTTATGATAGAGGACTATTATCTGGCGAGACTGTACTAACAGAATCTGGATATCAGATTGATGTCGAGGCAGCAAGAAAAGAAGTACAAGAAAAGGAATACAAAGATATATTTGTTCCTCCCAATCTTCCCTTTAGTGGTGATGTGCCACCACCTCCTGACGCTCCTAAGACTCCAGGGCCAACAAATCAAGGTCGTCCTAATAACCCAGGTGATAACAATTATACAAAGAGAGAAATTAAGTCTGATCCTGGCGGTAATCCTCCGAAGAAGAAATCGTCTGCCGGTGTTGCTTTTGACGATCTAAGTTCTTACGTGGAACCATTTAGTAGTAATCTAAACGACACATATTATCAAACAAGAAGTAGCATAGAAAATATTTATAAAGACAAAAAGAAAACATCAGCAGAGAAGAAATCTGCAATGATTGCAGGAATGATGGCATATGCATCTGAAGTAGCTGAAGTAGGCAATAACTCTATTAATGATGTTTATGATTATGTCTATAATGATATATCTAATGCTCCTAATAATGCTATTTATGCTTCAAAGTTAGATTACTTACATAAATGGCACAATGATCATGCTCATAAATTAGCTGCTGATGTTGCCACAGACTTAAATAGTATTGAGGAACCAGGAGAAGTAGATAAAGTATTTGCAAGTCATTTGTATAGAGTTCATATGATGGGCAGAGAAGTACCCAATATGGCATACTGGCATGGACAACTAGCCGGACATAAATCAATGGGCAAAAAAAGTGTTATCTGGAGAGCAGAGATGGCTAAAAGTACATGTGCTGTCTGTGCAGAACGTAACGGAAAAAAGTATAGCATTGATGATATTCCAGATGATCACCCTAATGGCCATTGTAGGCTAGAATTTTCAGAGTAAAGGAAGTGACTATTTTGGATCTTGATAACATTGTTGTTAACAGTTTAAATGCTAAGCAACTAGGATTAAGTGAAATGACATTTGAAGTGGAAGCTTCGATCATTGACAAGGAACAGTTGCTGGCATTAGCCTTTGGAGAAGTACCAGATTTAGATGAAGATTTAATGTTTGTTTATTTTATTCTTAATCATGAGGGAGCAAATTCAAATCATGATATATTCTTAAAGAATATTATGAAAGCTAATTACAAAACAGCAATAAACAAACCAATTGATCTTGAGCACAAGCAACCGATTATTGGAGTTATTACTGACTCCAGATATGTTGAACCAGAAGATGGCGGGAAGTCCTATGTAGAGTGTGTAGGAGTTATTTGGAAGTATTTATATCCCGAAGTAGCTGATTCAATTAAGGAAAATTATGCACAGGGAAAAGTAAAGATGTCCATTGAAGCATGGTTTAAGAACCCCGTGTACCTTGTAGGGGACAAAGAATATACCTATAAGCAAGCTCTATCTAAGGGAATATGCGATAGCAATAGAGACATTAAAGCTTTGACATTTAATAACCTTCCGGTGTTCCGAAGATTTGACAACTTTACTTATGGTGGAGCGGGAGTAGTAACTAACCCTGCTGATAAGGATGCTGTTATCAGGGCTGTCGCAAAAGATATTGCTAAACTATCCATGAATGATGATGATGAAAAGTTTATTTTGACAGACGACAATAAAATAGCATTAAAAGATGGCTTTTATGAAGTTAATTATAATAGTTTTGGAATATATAATTCCGAAATAGTTTTAGACAGTAGAGCTAATAAAGATTATCCTTTAAAGGATATTGTTTTAAAATCAGATTCAGCACTGAAAGAATCTTTAGAGTGTGATTACGTAATTAGTGAGGTTCTAGACGAATGCGTAATTGCAAAGGCAGTTAACTCTACTGTAATGATTCGTTATATTACTGAAGGGACGCTTCAAATTATGGATGTTAGTAGCGTCGAAAAACATTATGACAAAACGAAGTCTTCTGGCCCCGCATGTAGTTCTTGTGATGGTGGTCAGTGTGACAAATGCCCTTGTAAGGGCTGCATAAAAGAAACTTGTAAAGACTGCAAGGAGGCTCCGCTTGGAAATCACCCTGAGGGAAAAGGTATTAATGATAACCCCGGCGGGGATAGACAAATCACGATAGGAGAAAAGAAACCTGGATGTGAAGGTTGCCCTGGCGGTGACGATATGTGTTCCGTATGTCCTTGCAAGGGATGTGCAAAAACAATAGCTTGTGGTGACTGTCCCTGTAGTGCATGTAAAGATGGCAACTGCGAAGCGTGTGCTTGTAAAGGATGTAGTAAGAAAGATTGTGGTAATTGCGTAGACCCCACTAAAATGAATGCCGCAAAAACTGTTAAAACAGATAATCCAGAACCTGCTGATAAAGAACTTACTATTGATAATAGTAAAGACTCAGCTAATATGGATGGGGCATGGGGTTCCGTAAATAAAGCATCTTTACAGCACAAAATAATTGCCGCTCCTAACAAAAGTTCTCTTGCAAAAGAAGGATATCTGGTTTGTGAAAATGGGTGGGAAGATGCTCCAAGTGAGCATTTAAAATATCCGCATCACGATATTTCTGATGGGAAATTAATTGTACATGCCGATGGATGTAAAGCATCATTAGACAGGCTTCATGGTCAAGGCATCACATCTGGCGCTCCAATTACCCATTTGAAGAAACATTATACCGAGTTAGGATTGCCTATGGATAACTTTAAAACAAAAGGAAAAGAGGTAAAAACAATGGCAGATAATAGTGTTCTGACTTTAGCTGATACTCCTCAGACGCTAACCGATGTGTCACAACGCCTTCAGGATCTTATGGATAGGTTTGCAAACAATGACGCTGATGGTGTTGATGTCAAAGAGGCGCTACAGGATATTAAAGATGAAATTGGCAAGTGTATGAAGGGTATGCCAGGTGATCCTGCTGTTCCACTAGCAGACATTGACAATTCCGAAGTTGCTCTAAAGAGTGCAAACTCAGAGATTGAGAAACTTAGGGCAAGTGTAGTAGAGATTACAAATAGAGCTGAGCTTGCTGAAACTGCTCTCGCAACTGTTAAGGCTGATATTGATGCCAAAGAGAAAGCAGAAACAGAAATTGCTCTAGCTAATGTCCGTATGGAGGAACTTAATAGTGTAGGTATTGTTTTCCCAGATACTCTAAAAGAGAAAACATTCGCTAAACTTAAGTCCATGAGTGATGTAGATTATGCAGACTATAAAGAAGAGTTATCTGCTATTAAGACTTCAGTTGTAGGTTCTAAATCTCATGCTCTTGATGTTAAAGAGATTATCTCAAAAGCATCTGCATCTGGATTAAATGTTGAAGATAGTATCGAAACTGCTCATAGTTTGAAAGATATGTGGGCTAAAAACTAAAAACTACAATCGAACTACAATATTAATAAGCGTTTAAAGGGAGGTTAATATAAAATGATTAGACCTGTTAATCAAAGTAAAGTAGCTGTTCAATATGTATGCGCTACCGTTCAAAGTGGTGGAACAGTTGTCGCTCTTGATCCGGCTAATGCTGGACAAGTAATTCCGGTTTCTACTGCCGCTCAGACACAGTATGGTATTCTTGCTCAGGATGTAATTGCAGTAACCACTGATCTATGGAAGCTTGACTCAGAGACTCAGAGGGCAAGAGTAAGTGGTGCTGTTGGTGTTTATTATGACGAAGGACAGTTCATTATGTGCTCTGGCGTTGGTTATATTGGTTCTCCATCTGTCGGATCTTTGCTATATGCCAATATTGCTTCCGGTAGCGGCCCTCTTGGTTGGCTAACCACTGTTTCTGGAACTAGTATGGCTCCAGTGGGCATCTGCGAAGTTGCTGGTATCGCCGCTTCAGGTAACAACATGCAGTTTAGATCTTTACTGTAATTATAACACATAATATATAACATAAGATAAGGAGTGACTAATAATGAGTAATCGTTCACCAGAAGCACAAAGAGATTTCGTGTGCGCTCAATATAAAATTAAGCCCGAACTTTATGATCTATTCCTAAGTAGCGCAACGGATGAGCAGGCACGACAGGCTTTTGCCGCAAGTTTCTCTATTCCTGTTGGTGTCCATATTCCACCTATCGCAACAATCCGTAACATCTTCGGTGTACGCCCAATACCTCCGGGCCAGTTGGCTGTATTCCCCAAGAGATTCGGAACCATTAACGCATGGCAGATTCCTCGTGTGGGTGAGATGCCACAGAATGTCGTAACCGGCGATGACATCTTCGTTCAGACATTCAAGATCGGTTCTTCTGTTGAATGGGATATCGACTATGCTCGTGATGGTCGTTGGGATATCGTAGAGGGTGCTATGATTGAATTTGCCGATAGTATCGTCCGCCAGGAGGAAGCCGCTGGCTGGCAGCTAATTAGATCAGCAGTTCTTCCACAGAATACCGTAACCACTGGGGAAGGTGTGTTCTCTAAGCATCTTATCAACACTATGATTACGACTATGCGTTCATATCGTTACAATCCTCAGGTGATTTATTGTAGTCCTCAGAGGGCTGGCGATATCCGTGATTGGGCGCAGGTTACTGCT